GTTTGACTCACCTAACCAGGTCCATCCACGCTTAGATAGGTCAGTAAGGATGTTCTTGCTTTCCATTACTGGCATAAATGCAGGTCCTGCTACAGATGCAGGTAGGTCTTGAATGTTTGTAGGTAGATCTTCTAAGTTAAAGTCCTCTAAATCAATAAAGGCTTTGCCTTCTTCATCAACCTTACGAATCTTGCCTAGTAAATCCATATTAACAGACTTGCCATCTTGACGACTAAAGAGATTCTTTAGATCATCATAGATTGCTGCTGCGTGCTGTTGCGGTGTGTAACCTTCTTTAGTATAACGCATAAAGGTTGACAAATTGTCACCGAAAGATTCGATATGTGGTGCTAGTTCTTTAATAAAGTCTTCTTGTGTAATTGTATCGTCAAACAACTGGATAGCACGCTCACCGATATCATCGGTTGAACGAATAATAATGTTCCAGCCCCAGGCAAGTTTGCCTTGGTCATCGATAAGAGACTTCTGTGTAAAACCACTTCCACCAATTGGACGCATTGCCTTGTCATTAAATGTAAGAGCAATAGTCTTGCCGTTACGATCTGCAGTTGCCATCGCACGTGAAGATGCATTAAGACCGCTAATAGCGTTAGATGCACCTTCTCCTGCTCCACGCAGTAGTGTCTCTAGATTGCCATACTTAACAAAGTCTTTGATATGGCTTGGCAACTTCTCAAGGATATCTGCGTTAGCAACATCATCGATCTTAGAACCTAGTAGTGCCTCTGCCATAATGATACGGCGTTGTTGTAATCTTTGGCCTTTTGTTAGGCCACGATAGGCAGCAACTTCTTCCTTAGAAAGAATGCCACGCTTAACAAGATCATCAGCAGCGCCTGCTTCACCATTGACTGCAGCAAGGCGAGTCTTGAAATACTCTGCATCCTTGCGCTTGGCGACGCGGTTAATCATACCTAGGTCTTGTCCAGAGCCTAGGCGAATCTTAGTTGCTGTACGACGTGAACGTGCAGTTGCAAGAACTGACTGACCGTTTAAGATACCCATTGTGTAATCTTCAATAGCGTTACGTACTGGGAAACGAGGTCCTGCGATAGTTCCAAATGTCCACGCATCTACTGTGCGTTCTGCGCCTTCTTTGTACTGCATACCCAATACACGGCTGAGGAAGGACTCACGTCCTGCAAAGCGCTGCATATCGCGTAGACCGATAACACGAGACAGATTAGATGTCTGTGCAAAGTAAAGTGCGCTGTCGATGCCATCTACCTCTGATGGAATAGATCCATCTGCAGAACGTGCTGAGTATGTAGCACCAGAGAATACATCATCACGAATAGCATTAAGTAATTTGCGTCCACCTTCGGTCTTATCTAGACCAATAAGGTTTCCAACAGTTGACTGAATACCCTTCATCATTGCCTTACGCTGACCAAGGTCTGCTGATGAATAGATCTCAGTAAATGCTCGTGCGTGGTATGAACCTAAAGCCATACGTGAGTAATTAAAGAAATCTTTTGTTGCTGTCTTTGATGTATGGTCAAACGCTTCATCATCTATCAGGGAAGCAATAGGTGTGAACTTGGCCTTGATACGATCAAGACGGTCAGCAAAGTACTCTGGAGTAAATCGCTTAATGTTTTGGCGACCTTCAATGATCTTGCCAGCAAACTCTGCGCCTGCATCAACTGGAGATAGTGTCTCACTACCTACCACAGCAGATAGGAGTGCATCCTCATCTGTTAACTCCATTGTGCGGATTAGTGCACGTGAGTCTTTATCAATATCAAATACACGACGACCAGTTGTTAATGCAAGGACTCTTGCCTTACGTGCTGGTGTCATACGTGGTGCCAACTTAATACGGGCACCTGCTTGACCATAGAGCATAGGCTCTACCTTTGAGGCATCTGATAGATAAGCCTTAGCAGTATCTAGATCCCACTTGCCACCGAACTCTTTATCTCCAAATGACTTAAAAGATACGATAAAGTCATCTTGTAATTCTGGTGCTAAATCATTAAGTGACTGACGTGCTGCAAGGATATCCTCAGTTTTACCTGATTCTTTTGCTGTAACATATTTAGTGAAACGATCTGTGTAATCTGTCCAAAGGTTCTGTACATTCTTTGTACCAAAGATATCTGTAGTATCAAAATACTTAGACACCTTCTCAGCGCTACCAAGTTTTGCAGTTGCTGCATACTTGCCAGTAATTTTAAGAGCCTGTGACCCACCAAGGTAAACCTTACGTGCCTTGCCAAGAGCAAGAGTTGGATCCATAAATAAACGATAGGTTGCATCTGTTGCACCTGAGATCCAGGAATAGAGCATCCCATCACCTTCAAGGTCACGAGGTAAAAATAGGTTTGCTAACTGACGACCAGGAGAATACTTAGCAGCGTTTACTTCTGCGACTGCATCACGAAGTAGCGGATCAATGATGTCGCCTGTTTCGCTCTGTTGTGCTTGAGCAGCAATACGCTTTTCTTCTTCGTTCTGTGCTTCTGCAAAGATAATCTCTGGAGCAACACCTGCAGCAATACGTTTTGCAACGTTTACTCGTGCATTGCCGTAGCGAGATACTGCTGTGTTGATACGGTCTTGAATAAAGACGTTCTCACCATCACGGCCTGCTTTGCCCCAAGCATCACCAAAGTTAATGTTCTCATTTGCTGCGATTGCACCAGTACGGTAGACGCGAGTCATAGTATCGGATGCATAATCGAGTGCATCAAACAAAGTCTTTGCTGCTACCTTAAAAGGTGTGAATGCATAATGTGCACCTGTTTCCAACCAAGAACGGTTAGGCTCATCTGAGTCTGGCTTGTTAGTACCAGTCAGTGCTACTAGCGACTGCTTCTTGTTGTTAGGTAACTTATTAAACTCATCGTAGGCATACTGCTTAGGTAAATCCGATAAGCGCTGGTGTGTAGATAGCGCTGATGCAAGACCATCAATCTGACGAGTCTGTGACGGATTAAGACCTGCACGAAATGCAGCCTGCGCTAAGTTAGAGTTCTTTGGCGTTTCTGCCATTACAGACCTCTAGATACGGCTTGCTGATAAAGGATTGCAATTTCACCGTCTGTATCGTACGGAAGCATCTGAGAAAGAATGTCAGATAGTTTTTCTGACTGACCTGCATAGCCCATTACCTCTGGTCCTGGGCCTGGGCCTACTGCAACACCTGATGTGATTGGTTCATCTGGACGTTGTGTTGGTGCAAATAATTCTGTGACAGGTGGTTGTGGCGCAGCCTGTGCTGCAGCCTGAACTTGACCTGTAGGTAATCCGCGAACATCTGCTGTTCTAGCGGTAGGTGCTCCTGCTATTTGTTCTGCCATAGCCTTACGGTCACCGTAATTTTGTGATGCTGGTAAATCTGTACGAACGGAGAATTTGCCAGGACCTGATACGCCCCTGATTGGGTTATCTACCATCGGTTTCCTCCTGTATCTTTTCTAAATCATTTGTAAATTGCTCCCAAGCCTTATTGACTTTGGAGTTTCTATTAGCGTTGTAGATTGCTATTTCCATTATCTCTTCTGTAAATGTAGATACAGATGATGCAATGTTGTGTGCAAATCCTGAAAGGGTAACTAAAAAATCAGCGAAGTGTACTGGACGCGGAACATCATTGTTATTATTTTCCACGCCCAGTACCTTTCATTAGAATTATATTAACCCTTTTTTACCGCGTTGCCGCGACGACCTGCTGGCATCATTGATGGTACTACCTTGCCACCTGCTGGCTTAGAAGTATCCTTCTTGCCCTCGACTGGCTTTGACATTGGTGCTGCTGCACGTGATCCTTTGTTCATATTTACACCCCCTCTTTATGCTGCCCCGCCAATGGCGGCTAGTAGTTGGCCTATATCTGGACGTTGAGCAGCAGCGGGTGCGCCTCCTGGTTGTTCTGGAGTTGGCTGCGAGGCAGGGGCAGGGAGTGCTCCCGCTGCTGGAACTTGAGGTGCACCTGGCATTAGTTCTGGTGCTACTGGCATCTCTGGCGCTGGTTCTGGCGCAAATGCCTTACCAATAATAGTTTCTAGTTGAAGTCCCTTTTGGCGACCTTGGATAACTTCTGCGATACGCGTAATGATTTGCGAAGGATCCTGACCTTGCGCTGCAAGGGCTGGAATGGCTTGAGCATACTGAGCAACAGCCACCCGCAAAGAATCGCGCATTTCTTCGATATCAACACGTTGTTCCTCCTGCGTTACATTTAACTCCATTGGAATCTCACGACGTACATAGTCACGAGATACGAGTTTGTCTGAACGCATTTGTAGTAAAGCAATGATGGCACGGTTTGGATCCATACCAGACATAATGCCGTAGCGAACATCTACACCGTAGTTACCATCAATCTGCTTTGATGGGATGTACTTCATATTGAATGGAGTACCGTCGTCTACGCCCTTGATTTCTTTCTGCATAGAACCAAAGATCTTCTCATCTACTTCAAAGCAAAGAGAAGCAAGGTCTGTAAACATACGAGCAAACTGTGCTTGTGCTGACTTGATCTGTGTATCAAAGCCTGCTTGTAGCGCTTGTACACCGCGACCTGTAACGATAGATGCATCAATGTTACCTGAGCGAACCTCTGGGTAACGAGAACCTAAACGTAGTTCACGCTCTAGTACACCTGATTCTGTAAAGACTCCAGGTGGTAGTTCCAATGGAACACGGCGGATACCTTGTGGGTTAGCAGAACGCATAATCGCATC